GGCGATATTGTTCAATACACATTTGATAACCCGACAGACTCATTTGTTAGCGAAGCGGGCAAGAAAGTAAGAATCCACCCTATATTTTGGAGTGAGTGGAGAGCAAGTTTCGGGATTGGAAATAAGAATGCAAATACTGATTTGTTTAGATATGTTAGGAATGGGAATACCGTGAAAGTGATTGGCACTATTTGGGCTAACCCAGAATTGTTGGAGGAATCGCAATGACCAAAACCTACAAAGTCCATTACACCGACTGGAAAGGCAGGCTTAAAACAGTGTGGCTGTATGCTAACAGCTATGCGGAAGCAGTAGAGTCTGCACGTGTTATACAAGGTTTGTCACAGTTGTTAGCAGTAGAGGAGGAAGAGTGATGATAGAATTTTTCATGCCGATAATTCCCCCAGAAACGACAGCGCAACAAAAGAAAGTATCTGTGGTAAACGGCAAACCAGTATTTTATGATCCGCCAGATGTAAAAAAAGCACGCGAGAAGCTAACAGCACATTTAGCCAAGTATGTTCCGGAAGAAAAGTTCATCGGTCCGGTTCGTTTAACAGTCAAGTGGTTGTTTCCAATAGTTAATGGTCATCAGAATGGAGAGTACAAATGGACAAAACCGGATTTGGATAATAGCAATAAGATTTTGCAAGACTGTATGACTAAATTAGGTTTTTGGAAAGATGATTCGTATGTAGCTAGCTTGATCGTAGAAAAATTTTGGGCGGAGATACCAGGTATTTATATCAGAATCGAGGAGTTGTAATGGATTGGCAAGCAGTTTTTTCAGACATCAACGCATGGATGCAAGAGTCAAATCGAACGATGCAGCAACATCCGATTACAACTGACGAATATTGGACTTGGCTTGTTCGGTCGATTGGAGATATTGGCAACAAATACAATAATCATCCTTTAGTTTTGAATTTCTTGGAAGTCCTTATTAAATTTCAAGATGATAATTATAAGCAAGTGGTCGGGAGGGAAGTAAATGTCAAAAAATAATGGTATAACAAAACATCAATTAGAAATTATTGCAGAAGTTGTCTTGAAAGAGCATCAGAAGCAAAAAAATAAAGAAAAAGAACCTTTGAAAGATTGGCGCTTAAGAAATACGCAATTGCTTCTTAAAAACTATCAAATGTTGGAAAAGCATTGTGAAGGTATTATTGAGGATTTAGAAGATTACGAAGCTGTTGTTTTTGATCCAGAAGAATTGAACCTCCGAGCGTTGATGAAATACAAAGCAAAAACGAAAAAAATGCTAGACTACTTCAACGCTACTTGGGGTTCATATCAAAGTTTTTGTAAGAACAAAGGTGAAGCTACTAAAAGAAGGTGTGATGTTCTTTATCAATTATACATTTCACCTAAAAATTTAAAGAAAATTGATGTTGCTGACAAATACAATTTGGACGAACGAACTATCCGAAGAGACGAGAAAAAGGCGGTAGAAGAGCTTTCTATCTTCCTATTCGGAATTGATAGTCTATCAGATTTAGAAAGTCTTGTACTGTGAATGTCCAATTGATGGTATTGAAAGCGCCGATTTTATAGTTCATAATAATATTATGAAAAATTTTGATTAATGAAAGGGCATCTTCCATTCGGGAGGTGTCTTTTTGTGTAGAAAGGGTGATGGAAAGTGAGTTTAAATCCAAGGCAACAGGCATTTGCTGATGAGTACATCATCACGGGGAATGCTTATCAATCTGCTATTAAAGCAGGGTATAAAGAGAACTATGCGAAAAATGCAAAAGAGAAATTGGTGGATAAAGGTGGAAAAGTTTCCGACTACATCAAAAAACGGTTAATGGAACTCCACATCGAAAAACATCTATCGATGGAAGAGGCACTAGCTCTCACTGCTTCAATAGCTAAAGGAGAACCACAGCGTTTTGAAGTAATTAAACGTGATCCGGAAACAAACGAAGTACTCGAACATGAGGTTTCAGAATATTCAGCAGGGTTCAAAGAACGGAACCAAGCTCTTGAACACTTCTACAAAATAAATGCAGCATTTATAGATAAACAAGAAGTTGAAGTCAAATCAGTAACATTTGTGGACGATGTGCCACTTGATGACGATGACTAATATTTCATTCGCTAAAGTGATTGGTAAAGGCTACAATCGCTTTTATCATTCGAGAAATTTCTATCGAGTCGTAAAAGGATCTCGTGGATCAAAAAAGTCCAAAACTTCGGCCCTTTGCTATATTCACGATATTTTGAAATATCCTTGGGCAAATTTATTAGTTGTTCGTCGCTTTTCTAACACGAATAAACAATCAACTTACACGGATTTTAAATGGGCTGCAAATCGTTTAAAGGTAGCTCATTTATTTAAGTTTAATGAATCAATGCCTGAAATTACTGTGAAAGCCACAGGGCAGAAGATTCTTTTTCGTGGTTTGGATGATGAATTGAAAATTACGTCCATCACGGTAGATGTTGGCATATTGAGTTGGGTGTGGGTAGAGGAAGCCTATCAAATTGAAAATCAATCAAAATTCGATACCTTAGTGGAATCTATTCGTGGTGTGTACGATGCTCCAGACTTTTACAAGCAGATAACCGTAACATTTAACCCATGGAGTGAACACAGCTGGCTGAAGTCAGCTTTTTTTGATTCTGGAACGTGCTATCGGGATGTTTTTTCCGATACGACTACTTTTAGAGACAATGAGTGGTTGGATGATCAGGACAGACAACGGTACTTAGATTTGTATCGCACTAACCCTAGACGTGCCATGGTAGTTTGTGATGGTGATTGGGGAATTGCCGAAGGATTGGTTTTTGAAGGTTGCTACGAAGCAAGAGATTTTAGCATTGAAGCCAAGAAAAAAGAAATCGGCTTAACGATTCACGGCATGGACTTTGGTTTCACTAATGACCCGACTACACTGCCGAGTGCGGTATTCGATGAGAAGAATCAAGAACTTTGGATATACGATGAATTATATCAAACAGGGTTATTGATCACTGACATTATCAAAGAAGTGGAGCAACGTGAATTGATGAAAGCCGTCATTCGTGCGGATAATGCAAGCCCGCAGATGATTGCTGAGCTGAAAAATAGAGGCGTACGACGGATTGAAGCGTCTAAAAAAGGGAAAGACTCAGTAGAACACGGGATTGCTTATATGCAGGGATTGAAAATTTACATCCATCCGTCTTGTGTGAAAACCTTAGAGGAATTTAACACATACGTTTACCAGCAAGACAAAACAGGAAAATGGCTGAATAAACCAATCGATGCAAGCAATCACATTATAGACGCATTGAGATATGCCTTAGAGCCATACATGAAATCACAAGGGGGTTGGTTATACTAATGAATCCAAATAAATTTAAGTCTGAAAATACTAAAGAACTAGCTTCTGCAGTTAAACAGGCAGTAAGTAATGATCGTGCTGCAAGCTATAAAGATAATATGCGCAAAGGCATTGATTACTACAAACACAAACACGATATCAAAGACCTACGATTCTTTTATGTAGATAACGAGGGTAAAGTACATGAAGAAACGGCGCGATCAAATATCAAGATTTCTCATTCATACTTTACAGAGTTATCGGACCAAAAAACACAGTATTTATTGTCCAATCCAGTAGAGGTCGTGACCGAACAAGAAGGGTTACAAGAATACCTTGACGAATATCTAGATGAGGAATTTCAACTAATGCTGCAAGAAGTGGTAGATGGGGGCAATCAGAAAGGTTACGAGTTTGTTTATACGAAGCTCAATAAAAATCAGGACCGTTTAGCTTTTGCGGTTGCTGACTCTCTCAAAGTTATTCAGATTTTTGACGAAAACAATCAACTGATTGCGATTGTGCGTTACTACGATTCGGAAATTTACAAAGAAGATAAGGCAGTCACGGTAACCAAAGCAGAATTGTGGGACAGTGAAAAAGTCCATTATTTTGTAGCAACCGAAAATAAGGATTTTGAATTGGATAAATCGTATGAGGTAAATCCAACGTACTTTAACACTATGATTAACAGTGAGACCAAACAAGCGTATGGCCAATCGTTAGGCGCAGCGCTAGGTATCGATGATTTTATCCCATTTTTACGATACGACAATAACAAATATCGGACAACGGATCTCGAACCGATTAAAGCGTTAATTGATGACTACGACTTGATGGCTTGCTCGTTGTCCAATAATTTACAGGACTTTGACCAACCGTTTTTTGCTGTTAAAGGCTTTAATGGTGATGGCTATGAGCAATTAATTAATAATCTTCGCAGTCGTGGCGCAGTTGGAACGGGAGAAAATGGCGGTATTGAAGTTCATACAGTCAACATTCCAGTTGAAGCACGAAAAGAAAAGCTCAAAGTCGATAAAGAGGGTATTTACAAGTTCGGTATGGGCTTTGATAGTAGCCAAGTCGGTGATGGTAATATCACAAACGTGGTTATCCAATCGCGCTATTCGCTACTTGATTTCAAGTGTAATAAGGCTGAAATTCGATTGCGCAAACTTATCAAGCGAATGCTGAAATTGATTGTAGCGGATATTAACCGCCGATTTAATAAAGAATATGATGCCAGCGAGATAGAAATCAAAATCACACGATCAACTATCTTTAACGAAAAAGAGATTGAGGAGCGTGAGAAAATCAAAGCTGAACGAAAGCAAGTGGAGATTGATAATCTGCTAAACGCTGCAACTCGATTAGATGATGAATCCGTTCTTGAGCGTATTTGCGAGATCCTGGAGCTTGATTATGATGAAATCAGTCAGCAGTTAGATGAACAAGATTACTCGTCACCTCCAGGAGTTGATGACTAATGTCGGAGAAACACCGCAAGGAGATTGAATTCATACTTGCCAAGTCAGAGTCCAACGTCAGCAAAAGGCTTCAAAAGCTATACAAGGAATTAGCTGAGGAAATCACGCAAGATATTATTGAATTAGCCGAACAGATTGAACAAGACGATAAATTCAGCAAGAAACTGCAGAAGGAACGACTTGAAGCGATTCGTAGTCAGATGTACGCAAAAGTTGACCAATTAAAAGGTGAAGAAAAGAAAAACATCTATGATTTTCTCACTCATGATGGTCATGTGGCTTTCAATGAGTTGTTTTACGACTTTGAAATGACGGAGAAAATGCCTCTTACGTTTGCTATGATGACCGACAGGCAAATAGCTACAATTATCAATACGCCAGTTGCTCAAAGAAAGCTTTCAACTCGTTTGAAGGGTAATTCTACCAAGATGAAACAAAACATGAACAGAGTGCTTACAAGAGGTTTTGCTAAAGGTTGGTCAACGCAAAAAATGGCGGTTCAAATTGCTGAAATTGGTGGCGCTGATTATCGTCGAGGAATGACCATTGCTAGAACCGAATCAGGGCGTGTTACCAGCGTTACTCGTCAAAAGTCTCAGGAGCATGCCAAAGAGTTAGGTATTAATACGCAAAAGCGTTGGGTGTCTACCTTAGATGGCGATACTCGTACCAATCACCGCAAGCTTGATGGTCAAGAAGTTGGGATTGATGAATACTTTGAGATTGACGGTCACAAGGCGCTTCAACCGCATATGTTTGGAGTCGCCAGAGAGGATTGCAACTGCAGATGTCGGACAATTAATGTAGTTGTTGGGTATGAGCCCAAATTGCGACGTGATAATGAGACGGGCGAAGAGATTGAGTATCAGAATTATGAGGATTGGTTGGAAGGGAAAAATGGTAGTGATGAGAGAGAAGTGGTTGATAATGAAATATCTTACAATGATTCTCTTGCTCAAACTAACATGAAAAAAATGGTTGGTAAAGACAATTACGAAAACTTCGTGGAGCATTTGAACCACATTGATAATGAGCGTGTGAAACAAATGTTTAATTTACTAGGAGATAAAATTTCGTTCAAGCCGATATCTAATGCCCATCCACATGCTCGAGGGAGTAACATTCAATTAGATATAACGTCATTTGTCGGAGATCAGTATCATTATCCGATGAAAACTGTTTATCATGAGGCTGGACATGCGTTTGATTCACTGGGTATGGAATTGCTAACTGGCAAAAATGGTTTTGCCGTTGGTAAAAAGAAAATAAAAGTTCTAGGAAAAATGGTAGAAGTAGATGATAATGTCTATCATGCATCAGGATTGCCTGATTACAAACTTAAAGAGAGTTTCAATCGAGATTTATGGCGTGCTATTAACGGTTCTGATTTACCGATGTTTGAAGACTTAGGAACTAAACCTAGAAAAAGAGCTGAAAAAAGAGAATGGGAAGATAAACGTTCTGAAATTTACGCAGCTCTTCAAAAGAATACACAAAAATTCCAAACCGAATATAAGGATAAATTTAAAGAAAATCCGAGTATGTATGTCGCTTTATCTGATATGATGGAATCAACTGGATGGTTCTACGGAACTTTAGGAGCTGGTCATGGTAAAGATTATTGGAAGAAAACTGGTATGGCAGAGACAGAATTTTTTGCTCATGCTACAGAAATGGTTGCAAGCAAAGAAGCTGAAAAAGTTATGCGTGAAATATTCCCAACTGGTATAAATGCTTGGGAAAAACTAGTAGACGATATGTTAGAAAGGGTGAAATAGATGTTTTTATGGCAAGACGGTGCATCTGAAATAGTTGAAAGTGCAACAGACAGATATGAAGGATACTTTGACGAATCGTTCCCTCTTTACGAATACATTGATATGACTAAAGACAAGGAATTCGATTTCTCACTAAAAGGAGCAAAGAAATTGTCCGAGTTTATCGACAAGCGAATTGAAGATAGCAAACCTGTACCAATTCCAGAAGGTTACGAAGAACGGTTATATTAGCACTCCCAACCAAGGTGAGTGCTATTTTTATACCCAAAAAAAGGAGATGAACATCATGGAAAACCATCGAAAACCGTGTGATGCAGAGAGATTCTTCAAGGATATGCCCACAGAGCTACAAATTAGAGCTATCCATCAACTAGAACGACAAAAGAAACCACCTGATACTGTCTGCAAGCTATACAATGCCCAGCAAAGAGCTTGGGAGCAATTTAAGGCTGACAGAGCGGAAAGTGAAGGTGGTCTAAAATCTCGTAGCTATGCGTGAAATAGTAAGTTTCTAGTAAAGGAGCAAGACAATGAAAGACTTTTACGAAGCAATGCTAACGTTGGAAGTATCAACTACCCTAGCAGGTGCTTATAAAAAAGCAATCGAAGATGAAAACAGTCGCTACTTGGTAAAAAATGAGCTGAAAAACGGCAAAGGCGAAATTATCAAAGAAGAAATCAAGCCTGTATGGAATGGAAATCATGTTCATGTGGACATTGACCAATCATTCACTAATACTAATTTACGGATTGGTATTATCAGCCACACGTTACCGAATCTGAAGCAGACGGTTGATTGGTATGAGCGACAAGGTGCTAAGGTCGTTTACACGAGTTGGGAGCGTGATTCCAATGGATGAATTCATTATCGATGATGACGATTTAGACGAAGAATATTACGAGGCAGAAGACTTGGTAATTTATTAAGTCTTTTTTATTTTGTCCTGAATACGACGTTAAACTATTCGCACTGTGCCGGCAGTATATCCGGACACTCTAAGCGGTAGCGACCGCTATATAAATGCTATGGAGGGAAAAACAATGGAATGGATTAAAGAAATTTTAGCAAAGCACACAAAAGAAGATGGCATGATTGATGCAAATGCAGCAAACAAAGAAATTCAACAAGAATTTCCTAAGCATGCTGTGCCAAAAGACCAATATAACAATGTTTCAAACAGTTTGAAAGAAGCTAACGGCACAATTAAAGCTTTAGAAGAGAAGGTTAAGGACAATCCGGATGTTCAAAAAGAGCTAGATACCTATAAATCTAAAGCTGAACAATTGGAAACTGAAAATAAACAGTTGGTTATCAATCATCAAGTTAGTAGCGCTTTGCGAGATGCTGGTGCTAAGGATGTGGAATACGCCACGTTCAAATTAGGTCAATTGGAGTTAGGGAAAGACGGAAACGTCAAGGATTTAGCCAATAAGGTGAAAGATTTACAGGCTACACTACCTGATTATTTTGAATCAGCGAAAAATGAACCTGAAAATAAAGATCCATTAAATGGTTTTAAATCAATCAACCCTGACCCGAAAGATGGCAAACAAGCAGTATCGTTCAGTATGGATGAAATTGGAAAAATGACACCAGAACAAATCAATCAAAATTGGGACGCAGTTAGCGTTACCTTACAAGGAGGAAATGAATAATGGCATTACCAACAAGCAACTTTAAAAACTTTATCCCTACAATTTGGAGCGCACGATTACTTGCGAATTTAGACAAGAATTTAGTAGCGTTACAATTCGTTAACCGTGATTATGAAGGTGAAATCACCGCTTACGGAGACACGGTTAAAATCAATCAATTAGGCGATATCACAATCAAAGACTACACAGGAGCGGATATTGACGATCCAGAAGAATTAGACTCGTCTCAACAAACCTTAACAATTGACCAAGCAAAATACTTTAACTTTGCAGTAAAAGATGTTGATAAAGTCCAAGCAAATGTTAATTTACTAGATGGCTCAATGGGACGTGCCGCTTATGCAATGGCAGATGTGGTTGACTTAGATATTTTTGGCACAATGGTCACAGAAGCAACCAATAAAAAAGGTTCTGTTTCTACGCCAATCGAAATTGATGTGGCAAACGCTTATGACCAATTAGTTGATTTAGGTGTATTTTTAGATGAGAAAAACGTACCTAAAGTTGGACGTAAAATTGCGTTGCCACACTGGTATTTAGGATTGTTAGCAAAAGACCCACGTTTTACTAAGGATTTAAATATCTTGGCTAACGGTGTGGTTGAGGGCGCAACGGTTGGTCGATTCCAGTTGTTAGCTTCAAATAACTTAAAAACTGCAACAGGTGGTGTGGTGCATTGTCCTGCTGGAACTGACCAAGCGACAACTTTCGCAAACCAAATTGTTGAAACGGAAGCATACCGTCCGGAGAAAAACTTTAGTGACGCTGTTAAAGGTTTAAATGTTTGGGGACGTAAAGTAGTTCAACCGGATTGCTTAGTTGATTTCATCATTAAACAAAAACCAGCAGAAGTTACTGGTGGATAAGAGGATGGCGAATAAGCCACCTCTTTTTTCTTTTATCGAAAGGAGCTAACCAATGATTATCTCTTTAGAAAAGGCTCAAGCTATTTATCCAAGTATCACACAAGAGGGCTTAGATGGTATTGAACAGGCGATTCGTGCAGAAACTAATAATCCTTTTCAAAACTTGAAAGTTAGATTTCACAATCTAAGATTTGAAGATGAAAAGACCATTGTCGTTTTTGATGAAGTAGAAAGCTTGCGAACTGGCGATACTATCCAAGTGTCTGGCAGTAAATGGAATAACGGCTTGTACGTTATCGAATCCATTGCTGGCAACATAATTACTTTGAATGATGATTCTCGTTTGTTCATTGGCAATGATGAGTCAGCCTTTATCACTAAAGTTGAATACCCTCCGGATATTGTGTTCGGGGTGACAAGATTGTTGAAATACGATGCTAAAACTGCTGATAAAATCGGTTTGAAATCCAAGACGGTCTCTCGCATGTCTGAAACCTACTATGACCAAAACAGCGCAGAGACAGTCGCTGGCTATCCTGCTGCTATGATGTCGTTTATCGACAAGTATCGCAAAATGAAATGGTAGGTGGTTAGATGTTTTCGTTTGAAATCAAGCGTGAAGTTGATACTGGAGAAACAGACGAATTGAACGATCCAATTTATGACTGGCAAACTGTTCACACTTGTGACGGCTATTTGGACCTTTTAACAGGATCAGATGAACAACAGCACCAAAATAGTTTGTTGGCCACATCTAGTCATATCTTTTTGACTGAAGACACCAGTTTTTTGATTGATTCAACCGATCGTATTTATAATCCTAGAACAGCGGTCACTTATGAAATTACTTTTGTTGATGATGTCATGGAATTAGGTGACCATTTGGAAGTCTATTGTAAGAGGTGGACATGATGGAATTTATTGATCATTCGGAAGAGGCGAAGGAAGCGTTAAAAAACGCTACAATTCAATGGTTATTTCAATCGTGTATGATGGTTGAGGGTCAGGCTGTTGCATTAGCGCCTGTTCAAACAGCGCGACTAAGAAACTCTATTGATTACATTGTAGACGAAGAAGAGCTAATTGGATACGTGGGCACCAATGTAGAATACGCAATCTATGTAGAAATGGGTACAGGCGAATTTGCAGAAAACGGAAATGGTCGCAAAGGCGGATGGGTTTATCAGGATCCTTCTGGAGAATGGTTCTTTACTTGGGGGCAGGAACCACAACCGTATTTGAGACCAGCTTTTAGGCAGAAAAAATCTGAAATTGAGTCACTTGGAAAAGAAATATTCGGGGAGTGGATTTAGCTAATGAGTCAACGGATTGATGTGATTAACTATCTAACGGGACTATTTAGCACAATTGTCCCTGAGTCGCATTATTTAAAAAATAAAAAGAAAACAGTCAATTATCCATATCAAACTTTTTCTTTGACCGGCGAACCAACAACATTTACTGGTCAAGGATTTTATGTTGATGTGGATATTTTTGATAACAGTACTAATGACGTTGATATTGAAAAAGCAGTATCAGGTATGATTGAGAAATTTAATCAAGACGGTGGGTTTCACCAACTAACAGATAAATTCCTTGTACAAATCGAATATCGTAATGATAACCCGATACCTACAGGGTCTGATACTTTACAACGTAGAGCGTTACAATTATACGCAAAATTTGATTGGAGGATATAGAATGACAATTACTAGCGAAACATTACCAAAAAGCGGTTATACCGCAGATACACCTAAACGCTATTTGCTAAATGCTGGTGCATTAGTTCGTAATTTGACTTGGGATGGCACTGGTAAAAAATGGACGTATGACTTACTTGGTGCAACAAGTGGTGGTTCAAAATTATCTTTAAAAAATAATCTACGCCAAGTAGAAGTAGATGGTGTTTTTTCTACACCAGTTGGCGGAGATATGATTGAATCAAGCGAAGGAACATTTGAAATCAATGTGATTGAGCACACCAGAGATAACGTGAAAATGGCCCTCTTTGCAACTGTAACAGAATCTGATGACACAAATTACCCAGCAGGATATGATGTGATTACTCCCAAGCGAAAGGTCGAAGAATCAGATTATATTGAGAATCTAGGGTATATCGGCACAATTAGCGGGTCTGATAAGCCAATTATTATTATTATGGATTACGCCATTTGCACGTCAGGTCTAGAGTTCGAGGTTAAAGACAAGGCAGAAGCTATTTATCCATTGATTTTTGCAGCACGTACACCAATGGATGATGTAACTACTACTTCTTTACCAGTTAAGATTTTAATGCCAAAAGAGCCTGAATTAGAGCCGTAGAAAGGATGAGTACATTTTGAAATACAAGGTAATTTATCCATTTATTGAAAAAGGAAAAAAATACTGGTTAGGTGATATTTATACCAGTGATGACGAAAAACGAATCAAACAACTATCTACTAAAAACAACAAATTAAAAAAAGTTTTGATTGAGCCGATTAAAGATGGTTCGACTGACGAAACAGTAATTAAAACAAATAAAAAAGTTGATGGTGCACCGGAAATTAATAAATCGGAGGGGCAAACGAAATGAGCAATCAATTGACCGAGGAACAAGAATTAAAAGAACTAGAATTAAAAAATGCTGAAAAACAAAACAAAATTAACTCACGTTTAATTAATTATCCAATGCGGGAATTAAATGCAAACGATCTTTTCAATGTGATAGAAATCATCAATATTTTGAATGTCACTGAATTAGTTACAGAGTTCCTAAAGCAAAAGGATGCTGCGAAAATCAAGACTCAAAAAGCAACTGAACTTGCATTGGTTGCTTCTAAAAAGGAAGGTTCTGAACAAGAGTCATTAACAGATCAAATCAAAGACATTCAGAAAGATATTTCTTCTAACAGTTTTGATTTACTTGGTAAAGCTGTTAAGTTTGTCTTGGCGCATCACAAAGAAATCAAAGTAGAGCTAAACAATTTGCTTGCTGATTTAACAGGGAAAACGCCTGAAGAAATTGGCGAGACAAATATTGTCACCTATGCTTTATTGGTGAAAGGTTTTTTCTTAAAGCCGGAATTACGAGAAGTATTCGAATTGCTCTCTTAATTCAGAATAAAGGTGGAATACATAAGTTTAGGGACACGCTATTCAAAAGATATAGTGATGTCTCTTTTTTGTTATCCACCATAAAGTGGAAAGATATTCCTGATTTTATCGATACGCTTTTTGAAGAAGAGTTTAACGATAATTTATGGACTATTTATCTGTCAAGCCCTTTAAGAGAGGGCACTTTCATCGAATTTAAGCAAAAGGTTATCGAAGATAGCAAACCAAAAGAACTAGTTGAATCAGAAGCTCAGAAAGCTGCTCAAAACGCTTTAGCTATGTTGGATGGAATGGGAGGTGGAGCATTTGGCATTTAATGTATTTGAAATGTTCGGAACGATTGATGCAGATAACAAACCTGCCAATGACGCCATTGACGAAACAACCGACAAAGCTAGTAAATCAAGTAAAATTCTAGGTGGGCTAGGCAAAGGATTAAAGGTAATCGGTACTGGTATGGCTGTTGCAGCTGGTGTAGCAGGAGCTGCAGCAGTTGGACTGAGTAAGCAAGTTATCGGGGCTTATGGAGAATATGAACAACTTATTGGAGGGGTTGAAACCCTCTTCGGGAATGCTGCCGATAAAGTAGAGGCTTATGCCGACAAAGCTTTTCAAACGGCAGGGATGTCGGCGAATGCATATATGGAGACCGTTACTGGATTTAGTGCAAGTTTATTACAATCTTTAGGCGGCGATACTGATAAAGCAGCTGATGTTGCTAATCAAGCCGTAACAGATATGTCAGATAACGCCAATAAAATGGGGTCTGATATTAGTAGCATCCAGAATGCCTACCAAGGTTTTGCGAAACAAAACTACACCATGTTAGATAACCTTAAATTAGGTTACGGCGGAACAAAAGAAGAAATGCAGCGATTACTTGATGATGCCGGAAAGATATCTGGTATCGAGTATGACTTATCAAGCTTTGCTGATTTAACTGAAGCGATTCATGTCGTTCAAACAGAAATGGGTATTACGGGAACAACCGCAAAAGAGGCAACAGAAACAATTCAAGGATCACTAGCCGGAATGGGTTCGGCATGGCAAAACTTGCTATCGGGACTAGGGAACGCGGATGCGGATGTAGGTAAATTAGTCGATAATGTAGTTGAACAATTTGGTTATGTGGTTAAGAATATTACACCGGTTTTAGATAATATTGTTGCCGCTTTGCCAACAGCTATTAATGGTTTATTGTCAGCTATTGGTGAGTTGTTACCCACTTTATTAACGGCATTTACGTCATTATTTTCGCAAGTATTACAGACGTTACTAACATTATTGCCTGAACTTATACCAGTTGCTATTGATGCTGTGATGACTATTGTACAGACAATTGTTGATAATTTACCTCTACTAATTGACGTGGCTATGCAATTAATTACTTCTTTAGTATCAGGAGTCGCTCAAGCACTACCTACGCTAATACCTGCAGCTGTACAGGCAATCATTACGATTGTTCAAGGTCTAATTAATAACTTGCCTATGCTATTAGATGCAGCACTACAGTTAATTACTGGATTAGCGCAAGGACTTATCACAGCTTTACCAATGTTAATAGATAGCCTTCCTCAAATCATTACAGGAATCGTTACATTTTTAGTTAGTTCAATTCCAATTATCATCGAAGCAGGTATCCAGTTATTTCTCGCTTTGGTTGAGGCTTTGCCAGAAATCATTGACGGAATTATCGAAGCTATTCCAATTATTATTTCGGCTGTATCGGGTGCACTTAGTGATGCAACACCGCAATTGATTCAAGCGGGCTTCAAATTATTTGTTGCTTTAATTGAAAATTTACCTGGTATCATCATCCAGATTGCTGGGGCGGTACCTAGAATCATGTTAGCTATCATAAGTGGTTTTTTAAGTCATTTATCAAATATAGCTCAAGTAGGTAGCAGATTGGTCACTGGGTTCTTAGATGAATTTACCTCAATTAAATGGGGAGAAGTCGGAATCAACATCATTAAGGGAATTTCTTCAGGTATTACTGGTGCAGCTGGTGCTCTTTGGGATTCCGCAAAGAAAGTATTTGGCGGATTTAAAGATAGTGTCTTGGGATTCTTTGATATTAATTCTCCATCAAGATGGGGTAAAAACGCTGTTGGTAAATGGATTCCTTTAGGTATTGCAGAAGGTGTTGAAGATGAAGGCGATTCTATCCAAAATGCTATGGATGCCATATCTAATCGATTAACATTTGACACGAGTGATTTAGGTGCAAATGTTGACTTAGATCGAATAAATACAGATTCTTATTATTCTCAACCTGCACAAGAAACGCCATTTAATAAAACAGAAAAAACAGGAGATGTTTTCCACATCACATTACAAGCATTAGGGGAACTATCTGATACACAATTAATGGCAATGGCTAGAAAATTAGTCGTGTTTATCAAAGAATTGAAAGATCGTGACTATAGTCCACTAGGAGGTGCGTTTAATGGATAGACCAGGACAATTTAAAATTAACGGCTTATGGAGTGAAGAGTTTGACGTTTATTTGAAAGAACGTCCTCAGCGTGTTTCTAGTGGGCGAGTAATTGAATTAAAGGAACGGCCGGGTAATGATTCTGTTGTTTATGATTTTAGTTATTACAAAAATGTTGAGTGGGTAATCAAATGTAATGCTCGGTCTAATGATTTTGAAGAGATGGCGAGTTTAGAAGATCGAATCAAATCGTGGTTGGACATGTCAGATTACTCTGATTTCACCTATAACTATGACCATCATTACATTTACCAAGCAATTGTGACTGGTCCTCCAGTTTTCACAGGAACTCACAAAGATGGTCCATGGATTCCCTTTGAATTTACTATCAGTCTGAGACCTTTTAAGCAATCTCGCACAGGGCTGAAATGGTTGAGAAACAAGCAAAAAATTCACAACATCGAACGATATCCTGCCAAACCTTTGATTCAAATCAAGGGTTCGGGGGATATTTCTTTTTGGATTGGCGATAAAAAGTTTGAACTAACTAATGTTAGTGATCACATTATTATTGACTCTCTTTTGGAAGAATCCTACCGAAAAGTGGATGGCGTGATTGAGATTCAAGACATTAAAACCAAGTTTCTTGATTTTCCGGAATTACCAACAGGCATGATTGATATCCGGTGGCAAGGAAATGTACAAGAGTTTAATTTACAACCAAGGTGGTGGACAAAAGTTTGAAACCTAGAATTTATGAACCAACTGAAACGGATTTTAGCCACAACGGATTGGGGGTTTTACGTGATACTCAACGTGCGGACGTTCGCGAGGGTGCCAATGGCGTGTATGAGTTGGAACTAGAATATCCCCTAAAATCACGTTTTAAGGACTATTTTGAGAACGGTTATCAAATTAAGGTGAAACCGAACGACTTAGAAGATTACCATATTTTCGAGATCAAGCGGACCTATGAGGACACAATCGGGGATACCATTTTAATCTATGCTCAATCACGAACCTACAAGCTAGGGAATCGCCAAGTACAATATGTGGCGATTGATTCCTTAAATGGTGCAGAAGCCATGAATGCAATTACTGCAGGCATGGATATGGCAAGTGATATCCAATTGTTTTCTGATATCACTACTGTATCTAGCACGACGTTTGAAGCACGGAATGTCTTGAACTGTATTGCTGGCGAGCAAGGTTCTTTGCTCCAGTACTGGGGCGGAGAGATCAAACGAGAGCCATTTAAACTGTCGCTATTACGTCGCAGAGGGCGTGACAATGTCGGTACAGTCCGATATGGAAAAGACCTGCAAGGGTTGAAAATCACGCTAGACTGGCAACCGATTGTTACTCGTTGCTTGCCATTCGCAGATTTACAAGATGGCGAAGACGGCCAAACTAAACGGATTTATGGCAACCCGGTCGATAGTGAGCTAATCACCAATTATCCAGATGTTTATTCTCGTCATGTGCAGTTTACCGAAGAACAAGGCGTAAAGGACCTAGCAAGCCTTAACCGTGTTGCAGGCAACTATTTTACCTCTCTGTATTCAGGTGTAGACAAACCGAAAGTCTCAATCGAATTAGAGTTTGACAAGCTAACGGATTCGGAAGAGGCAAAACAGTTCGCTAATCTGCGAAATTACGGTCTGTTTGACACGTTTGCGGTATATCACAAACTCTATGATATCTATATAGAAGCTAAAATTACCGAAGTCATTTATGACAGTTTGAACGAGAAAACGAAAAAACTCTATGCCGGCGACGCTAGAATGACGTTTTATAAGCAACAAAATTACGAATTACAAGAGACCATCAAAACGTTGACCAAAAAAGGCTATATGTCGGAATTTGTCGATTATATAACTGATTTAATTAACGGAGTGAATAAAGGGTCTGTTGTTCAATACCCTAAAAATAACCCTCATACTACTTATTATTTAGATAGTGATAGTCGTGAAACAGCTCAAGATGTTATGGCGATGAACAATCAAGGGATTGGATTTAGTCGTACAGGTTGGCAAGGTCCATTTATTTATGGATGGACAATCGATGGTATTTTGAATGCTGATTTTATCCGCGCAGGTAAAATTATGGCTGAAATATTCGAAACCTCGTTTAACGACGTAGGAGACATATTAAGACTAGTGAATGGCGCTCTTCAAGCTTGGAATGACCAAGAAAAAATTATGGAGCTTACCAAATTAGGGTTAGAGTTTTGGAAAAATTCAAAAGCAATCGGAACTATGGGGACTTCTGGAAATTCTTTTCCCGAACTTGCGAATCCTGATGGAACGCCTGCTCATGAAGATGGCAAAACACTAAATATCGCAACCACAGCTGATGGCGATCGTATTACCATATCGGCAAAATCGGGCGAAGGAATTATTGTCGACGATACCATACTGTATCTGATTCATCCGAAAATTAGGATGCTTGGGGATGTCACAATTTCAGGCAATCTAAACGTGATTGGTGATTTAACAATCAGAGATCAACAAGTCTATCCGGGAGGTTCCGGTGGTGGTGGATGGAATGGTCAATATCCACCCGAAGTCACCACACAAGCCGAACGTTTTGCGTGGCAAGCGTGGACTAGCTTAATTGGCATGGGCTACTCCAAAGCAGCTGCTGCAGGTATCCTCGGGAATATCCGAGGAGAAGTCGGACCGAGTATGGATCCCGACACTGACCAAGTTGGCGGTCCCGCTTATGGAGCTATCCAGTTTGACGGTTCAGCGTATCCATTAGTTGGTGCTCCAACATGGGATGGCCGTGAGTACGTGCAACGCTTGATGGCTGAAGCAGGAATTACCGAAGATTACCGTCTCATGACTACTCAAATGAAACTAGTAAACTGGGCAATGACCAACGGACAATGGATTGGCGTTGTCAATCCAACCACAGTGGAAGGTTTCAAGAATGCTACTAGTCCAGAAACAGCCGCTCATGCATTTGAACGAAACTTCGAACGTCCAGCCGCTGCACACCCTGAACGTGAAGGATGGGCAAGAGAGTGGTATGACAAGTTTGTCAATTTAGTGATTGACGAAAGCAACGGTTGGGCAGTTCCGATGGCAAGACCATTTACTGTGAGTTCGGAGTTTGGTTGGAGAACCTCTCCAATTACTGGACAACAAGAGCTACACAATGGCATTGACTTAGTACATTCGAACTCAACTACACCGATTTTAGCGGCAGAAGGTGGCGAAGTCGTGGTATCGATGTTTGAACAGTCCTATGGCAATTACGTCGTGATTCTGCATTCAAACAGTATCTATACAGGCTATGCACATATGAGTGCAAGAGATGTATCCGTCGGTCAGAACGTGATAAAAGGTCAAAAAATCGGAAATATGGGGTCAACTGGTGATTCCACAGGACCACACTTGCATTTCCAATTTTTCCGGAATGGACCATGGCCAAGTAATGATGATTTTATTAACCCGAGAACAATGATGAATTTTAGTTAAAGGAGTGAATACATTTGGCATTAGATCAATTTAGAGATGTGGACGTAGTGCTTGATAAGGTTAACGACAATATTATACAAGGGCAGTTCGTGTCAGAAGGAGACTACAACGGTCGAACCATGACCGTCATGGTAACAGATGGTGGAGTCATCGGACCAAAACCAGGTCTGCAAGCAAGTTTGCTGTGGAACAACCAAGCGAACATGCTGACCGATGAACATGCATTTGAATTAATCGATTCAGAAAAATCTATTTTTAGAATCGAATTTCCGAACAATATGCTTAAAGCTGGAACGGTTGTCGCAAATATCCGCATTTGGCTTGATGGCAAAGTAATGACCACCAAGTCTTTTAAAATATCCGTGGGGGCAATCGCTGGGAAGATGTCGGCAGTGATTCAACAGCAAGAGTTTGGGTTGTTGACTGCAGTTTTGGCGGATGCAAATAAATTTAGAACGGATATCGATTCTTTAGGTATTAACAAAGCTGAAAAGACAGAAGTCGCTGAATTGGATTCAAGAAAAGCTGAGAAAACAGATTTAAACGCAGCGAAGTCTTCTATCGCAGGTCTGTACGATACTAAACTTGATAAAAATGCTAATTCTTCAATTTCTGTACCGATGTTGAGCGCAGGGGTACTTGATTTGATTAGTTCGGGAACAAGCGAAATTGAAGTGAATACATCTATGCTGATGGATGGTGCAATTGTAGGATCGAAACTTGCCCCTACGTTTAATTACAAAGCACTTCTAAGCAATGTAGATTTAAATAGCGTAACGGGAAGTGGTTTATATGTTAGTACTGGTACAGGAATTGTAAATGCTCCTATAGCAGGTACCTCACTCCTAAATGTTGAGAATTTCAATTCTAGAATTCTTCAAACATATACAACATTAAACTACCCATATTATACGTATAAACGATTTATACAACCATCTAATTCAACATACGGACAGTGGTTCACTGGACTTGTTGACAAAACAGTAAACAGAAACAAATTGACCGATGACTATAATTCGATGGGTGCTATTTCTGATGGCGACTGTGATGATGCGGTAAGAACTGGAAACTACTTAATGATTAGCGGAGCAACAAATGCTCCTTCTTGGATTTCTGGTAGTGCTATGATGAATGTAAAAGTGAATGGAGTATGGATTCATCAAGAATATAGGTCGTTGCAAAATCCAGATCAAGTAGCTTATCGTTGGGGAAGAGCTGCTATAGATTCGTGGGGTGATTGGGTTAATCCATCATCATCAACTAGCTACCTGAAAGGCAAGAAGATATTAGCTTTAGGCGATAGCCAGTTTGGAAATACACAAGATGCCTCAAGCGTGACTAGTTATATTTCTTCTATAACAGGAGCAACAGTTTATAACGGCGGTTTCGGTGGTTGTAGAATGGGTAGACACGAATCTACTGATGGTTGGGATTGGTTTTCAATGTATCGATTAGCAGACGAACTGGTGAAACCACTCTCTGATGATACTAGGTTCCAACCCCAAACAAGTGCAGTAAATAATTCGGCATGGACTAGTAAACCAGCTTATTTCAACACTACGGTTGAAATGCTGAAAACTATTGATTTAGATAATATTGATTACCTTGTTATCAGTTATGGAACCAATGATGTTACCGGCGAAAATATGGCAGACGATCAGTCTGACCGCTTGAACGTAAACACTTTCGGAGGCGCGTTAAGATACTCTTTGGAAAAACTATTTATTACTTATCATAATTTAAATATTCTATTATGTTCCCCAACATATAGAATATGGTTCGAAAATGGGGAATTCATTGAAGATAGCGATACAAAAGAATTTTCTGGCGGTAAAGTTCCTGATTTCGTTGCAAAGGAAAAAGAAATTGCTGTAGAATTCAAAATTCCAATTCTAGATAATTACTATGAACTAGGAATCAATAAGTTCAATTATTTGAAAGCATTCGACACTTCAGATGGAGTACATCAAAATGCAGACGGAAGAAAGATCATGGGTGAAAAAATTGGCAAAAAACTTCTGGCAATTTAAAAAAATGTACTACACTGATTAATTTCGAATCTTCATTACAGATTTAAATCTAGTAAACTAAAAAAAAGCTATCAAAGTATCCGCTTTTTTGGTAAACTGAGTTCGTTAATAATAATTCTGAAAAGGATGTATCTGTAAAAATGAAGAAAAAGCTAATATTAGTAGGGACAATGCTTTTTGCAGCTATTTCAATTGGGGCAGGTTTACTTGTAGTAAAAAATAGAGAAGCTCAAATGAAATATGAATTGTCTCAAAATGTAAATTCAGCAGAAGTGAAAACTGTTGAAAAGAAGCAAACTGTTGTTACTTTTGGCGATAGCATATTCGGAAATATAAGAGATAATACTTCCGTTCCTAGCGTTATTCAAGAAAATACTAATCAAATTGTAAAAAATGTTGCATTTGGAGGCACCAGATCTGCATTGTTAAGTTATGATAGTCCATGGAACTCTTTAGCGTTTACGTCATTGATTGACGAAGTTGTAAAAGATGACGATGATGAAACGAAATGGAAATATCAAGATGAAAACATGGGAGAAGAATCGTTTCTGTATTATTTCGGAGAAAGTCTTTCTACTTTAAAAAATATAGACTTCAACAATGTAGACACAGTAACCATATCTTATGGAACTAACGATTTTACATCTGAAGTTCCATTGGAAGGCAAAGACGCATCTAGCTTTCAAGGTTCTATGAGCAACTCCATTAAGAAGTTAAGTGAAAAATATCCGGAAATCAGTATTGTTGTTATATCGCCTGCTTACAGATATTGGAAAAACGAATCTGGAGAGTTTTTAGTTGATAGTGACTCAAATGTAGTTAATAATTCGAAACTAACTGATTTTGTTTCTATGACAGAAAAAATAGCTTCTGACAATAAATTGAAGTTTATCGATATTTACAAATTGATTAATGCAGATAATAAAGATGAATACTTTGACGAAAAAGATAGTACTCATCCGAATGAAGCTGGTCGTAAGGTGATTGGGGAACATGTCGCGGAGAATTTAATCAATTGAATTAAGTAATAAACAAATCCAGAAAAAATAAACTATTAGGGACTTGCAAACCGCAGGTCTCTTTTTGTTATATCTTTATTTGATAAACTCTGTCCGACAAATGTTTATTTAAAAAAAGGAAGCGGGTGACATATGTGGAAATTAATTAGAGATACGCTTGGTTATATTAACAGACGAAGTACCTCTTTTGCATTCTCTATAGGATCAATCGGATACGGCTTCTATCACTTCTTCAACTCAAACATACTTTCATATTCAAACGCATATGCGGCTATCAATAATATCTTCGGATTTATTGGTGGTCGTTATTTTGGTTTGATGTTTATCATCACAGGTGCTTTGAAACTGATTGGATTGATAATTGATAATGTTTATCTCAAACCCCCTCTATACTTCGTATTGCTGTTTCTGTGGCTTCTCTTAGGCTCTTGTTTCTTACTCACTTTCATAGATGGCAGTACAAACCCATCGTGGATTTATTGCTTCACAATAGCGCTAATGAGCACAAATATCCTGAAGGCACATCAACAGGAAATAATTATAAAGGATGAAGTAGATGGATAGATTTTGGACCAGCGGATTTCCGCAAATCATGACAATTATCGGCGTTTTTCTTTCGGCGGTATACGGTCCGAAATTAGTGGCTAAAGTGCAGGGGAAGAACAAGGTTGAAGAAGTGAAAATAGAAGGGGATAACAATGCAGAAGCTTTGTATATCCAAAATATGGGGAACATTATTGAAGGCTATAGATTGCAAGTTAAGGAGTTTAAAGACGAACTAGCGGCGGTTAGATCAGAATTCCGAGAGTTTAAGGAAGAACACGAAAAGCAAGTGACGGACTACAAGGAACAAATTGGGTTTCTTGAGTTGCAAGTTGAAGAACGTGATGAACGCATTCAAGAACTCGAAGGAGAAAACGAAACATTGAAAAATGAGAACAATATTTTGAAAGGTGGAAAATAACATGGAAAACGTCACAGAATTTTTAGTGCCAATCATTATTTTAGCTTGTGTGTTAGTAGGCTATGCAATCAAGCACACGCCGTTTTTAGACAAGGTGGCTAATGATTATATTCCTTTGATTGTAATCGTCTTAGGAGCGATTTTAGGGGCTGTAATCGACGGCGTAAGTGTTGAGAGTATTGTCTATGGTGCAGTGAGTGGCTTAGCTTCCACAGGCTTACACCAAGCGTTTACACGAACATTAGGGATTGAGGATTAGCGTTTGCTAGTCCTTTTTTAGTACAAAAAATTAGGAGGTTTTACCATGGCAGACAAAGATTTATTAGCACCAACAGAGGTCGTAGAATTTGACCAAGAAAAGTATGAGCAAAATATCAAAGAAAACACATTTGATCGTAGCGAAGAAGGAAAAGACGGAAAGGGTGATGCTTAATGACGTTAACAATTACTAAAGTTAATTTGCCTCAAGCAAAATATTACCTCAAATGTCCTTTTGCAATGGATGCTGACGGAATTACAATGCATAATACAGCAAACGATGCGAGCGCAATGGCTGAAATCTCCTATATGCAAGGGAATGGGTATGAAGTATCATTCCATTATGCCGTAGATGATACACGAGCGGTCCAAGGATTGCCGTTAAATCGTAATGGTTGGCATGCCGGGGACGGCGGAAAAGGCAAAGGTAATCGAAACACTATTGGGATTGAAATTTGTTACTCTAAAAGTGGTGGTGATAGTTTTACCAAAGCAGAAAAAAATGCCGCTGAATTGGTTGCTCGAATCCTTAAATCAAAAGGTTGGGGGATTAATAAAGTCGGCAAACATCAAGACTATTGGCAAGGTACTTATTACAAGTATTGTCCGCACCGCACACTTGATTTAGGGTGGCAACGATTTTTGAATATGGTACAAGCAGAATTAAACAAATTGAATGGGACTTCCACAGTCCAACCACCAAAGGCGGAAACGAAACCAGCAACATCAACTGCTAAACCATTAACCGATGGTAAAGTAGGCGATACAGTCAAAGTGGTAGATGCCTTATATGCTGATTCGACTGGTTCTGGACGGTCAACTGCTAGTCGTGGGAAACAAGGGAAGATTAAGCGAATCGTTGGCAATAGAAAGAAATACCTCATCGAAAACTGGGGTTGGGCACACGCTAATGATATCCAGTTGGTTAAACGTGCGACAGTTGCTAAACCAAAGCTAAAAGGCGAAAACTTGCCTAACAGTGGCTATTACAGAGTGACTGCTACTACTAATATCCGCAGCGGTGCAGGCACGAATCATAGAATCGTCGGAACTTATGCTAAAGGTCAAGGGTTTAATTATGACCGTAAAGTGATTGCTGGTGGCTATGTTTGGTTGTCATACGTAAGCTACTCTGGTCAACGCAGATATGTCGCAGTAGTCTAA